CTGGGCTTTGATTATCAAGGATTAAACGGTAAGTTTAACAATGTTTATGCTGATACATTTAACTATAAAAAATCAACAGACTCAGCAACTTATCATGGAAATTGGTTAAGTCAAACTGAAAAAGTAATCAAAGAATTTAGACACATTAAATTCTTTAGAGTAACAGAGCCCGGTGCATTTATTCCGGACAAGCTAGGTCCTAATCTAGCTAACCTAAGTCATATCAGTGTAGAGGATTTTGGAAAAAAATTTCCGAACACTATATATTCCGATCAAAATGCTCAAAAAAGTACCATTTAACGGAGTTTTTTAATCTACGTAGTAAATAACACTACAGCCTAATACCATAATCTTAAGGAGAATACAACATGGCAGATAATAAATTATTAAGCCAGATGCTAGAGCATTTGGTCAACGAAGATCAAGCAAAAGCTGAAGAGCTTTTCCACGAATACGTAGTAGCTAAATCACGCGAAATCTACGAAAATCTAATCGAAACAGAAATTTCTGAAGAAGAAAAAGAAGACGACGATGAAGTCGACGAAGCTGCTAAAGATGAATCAGCAGAAGATGACAAAGTTGATGAAGCTTCTCATGATGATGAAGAAGACGATGAAAAAATGGACGAAGAGTTCGAAGACATCGCAATCGAAGCAGATGACGAAATGGGCGGAGATGCTACAGACGACCTAGAAGCAGAACTTGGTGATGAGCCAGCAGATGCAGAAGGCGAAGAATCTGAAGAAGAAATCATGCAAGACCTAGGTGATATCATCGACGAACTACAAGCTAAATTTGATGCACTACAAGGTGAAGAAGAAGAGCAAGGTGAGTTTGGTGATGAAGAAGGCGGAGACATGGGCGATGAGCCAAAGATGGACGCTTTTGAACCAGAACTAGAAACAGTACGTGAATACGTAGAAAAAGTTCCAGCTGGACACGGAGCAGAAAAGAAAGGCGCTGCTGAAAAAGCTGACGGCACAAAATCACCAGTAGCAGGAAAGAATGACATGGGCGGTACTACAGCTAACATCGCTAAAGCACAAGAAGATGGTTCTTCAAAAGGCACAGCAGGTGGTCTAGCAGGTAACAAACCTAAAGAAGATAACGCAGGTAATATCAATGTTCCAGGTGGCAAAGCAGGCAATGCTTTCTCTACAAAAGAGCCAGGACATGGAGCTGAAAAGAAAGGTTCCGCTGAACAAGCTGATAACAAGCAAAGTCTTTTCCGTGGCCGTAGATAATAGAGGATCAAACAGGTGAAAACTACCTTAGCAGAACATTTGAGTTATGACCAGGCTAAGATCGTCTTAGAGAGCGAAGAAGGCAGTGACGGTAAAAAGTCACTGCACTTAAACGGTATTTGCATTCAAGGTGATATTCGCAATGCAAACCAACGTGTTTATTCTTCTCAAGAAATTGGCAAGGCTGTCAAAACGCTCAACGAGCAAATCGCTGGTGGTTACTCCGTGCTAGGAGAAGTTGATCATCCTCAAGATTTACGCATCAACCTCGACCGCGTCAGTCACATGATTACAAAAATGTGGATGGACGGTCCTAACGGTTACGGAAAACTAAAACTACTACCGACGCCAATGGGTCAATTAATTGAAACCATGTTGACGTCGGGAGTGAAATTGGGAGTTTCAAGCAGGGGCAGTGGCGAAGTTGATTCAAGCGGTAATGTCCAAGGTTTTGAAATTATTACAGTGGATGTTGTTGCACAACCCAGCGCCCCGGGAGCTTATCCAACACCAGTTTATGAACATCTAATGAATAATACAGGCGGTTATCAGGCGTACAAGATAGCACAAGAAGTCAAAGGCGATCCACAGGCACAGAAATACATAGCAGAGAGCTTGAAGAGAATCATTTCGAGACTCAACTAACTAGGAGAATCACATGCTAGACATCGTAAAACAACTGTTTGAAAACAATGTGATTTCCGAAGAAATCAAATCGGAGATTGAATCCGCTTGGACAAGCAGAATTCAAGAAAACCGTGACCAAGTTACTGCTGAACTACGTGAAGAATTTGCACAAAAGTATGAACACGACAAAGACGCAATGGTAGAAGCTGTTGAAGCTATGCTAGCAGATCGTCTACAAGCTGAACTAGGTGAACTTGCAGAAGATCGCCAAGGACTAATTGATGCTCGTGCAAAATACGCAGCCAAAATGACACAAGATGCGCAAGCAATGGAGTCATTTGTTCTTAATAATCTTAAGAAAGAGCTAGCAGAACTACATGAAGATCGCAAAGCAGTTGCAGGCAATGTTGCAAAATTAGAATCTTTTATCGTGGATGCACTAGCGAAAGAAATCGCAGAATTCCATGCTGATAAGAAAGACCTAGCTGAAACCAAAGTAAAATTGGTTCGCGAAAGCAAAGCTAAGTTTGAAGCAATCAAGAAAGACTTTATTGCTAAATCAGCTAAGATCATTGAAGAAACAGTCGCAAAAGGACTGAAATCCGAAATGGCACAACTAAAAGAAGATATCGATGCAGCTCGCAAAAATGACTTTGGTCGCAGAATTTTTGAAAGCTTTGCAAGCGAGTATGCTGCAAGTCATCTCAACGAGAAATCAGAGACAGCTAAACTTCTGAAAGTGGTTGCTACTAAAGAGCAAGAACTAGAAGAAGCAGCAAAAATTGTTGTAGAAACACAAGAACAGGTAGCGAGCAAAGAAAAAGAAATCGCAATCATCAAAGAATCAGCAAAACGCAGAGACGTAATGGGCGAGTTGTTAGGTCCTTTATCAGGTGATAAGAAATCTGTAATGAGCGAACTATTAGAATCAGTGCAAACTGATAAATTATACAGTGCTTTTGACAAGTATCTACCAGCAGTAATGAACGGTGGAACACCTTCTAAGAAAGCATTAACAGAGGCTAAAGAAATAACAGGCGACAAACAACAGGCACAAACTTTCAGTAGTGAAGAAAAAACTGCTGAAATATTTGACATCCGCAGGCTTGCGGGACTAAAAGTTTAAGGAGAACTATAATGTCACAATTACTCGAGTCACGCTGGTCGGAAACCAAAGACGCCCTTTTAGAAGGTCTTCAAGGTAACAAGCGCACAGTAATGGCAACAACTCTTGAGAATACCCGCAAGTATTTGTCTGAGTCTGCTACTGCTGGTGCTACATCCGCTGGCAACGTTGCAACACTAAATCGTGTGATCCTTCCAGTGATCAGACGTGTAATGCCAACCGTTATTGCTAACGAATTAGTTGGTGTACAACCAATGACTGGCCCAGTTGGTCAAATCCATACTCTACGTGTTCGTTATGCTGACGCATTTGACAGCACAAGTGGTACAGATACAACAGCTGGTGAAGAGGCACTAAGCCCATTCAAGATTGCAGAAGGTTATTCTGGTGCAGTGAACGATAAAGCAGCTACTACAGCAGCTTTAGAAGGTCGTGCAGGTAACAGATTAAATATTCAAATCTTGAAACAAACAGTTGAAGCTAAGACACGTAAATTGTCTGCTCGCTGGACGTTTGAAGCTGCACAAGATGCACAAGCCCAACAAGGCATTGACATCGAAGCAGAAATCATGGCTGCACTAGCACAAGAAATTACAGCTGAAATCGACCAAGAAGTTCTTGCTTCTTTAGGTTCATTAGCTGGTACAGTATTAACATACGACCAAGCTGCTGTTTCAGGTACAGCTACATTCGTTGGTGACGAACACGCTGCATTAGCTGTTCAAATCAACCGTGTTGCAAACTTGATCGCACAACGTACACGTCGTGGTGCAGGTAACTGGGCAGTTGTAAGCCCAACAACATTAACACTTCTACAAAGTGCTACAACTTCTGCGTTCGCAAGAACAACAGAAGGTACATTCGAAGCTCCAACAAATACTAAATTTGTTGGTACATTGAATAGCGCAATGCGTGTTTATGTTAACGGTTACGCTACAAGCGATGACGTATTAGTTGGTTACAAAGGTTCATCAGAATCTGATGCGGCTGCATTCTACTGCCCATACATCCCATTGATGTCAAGCGGTGTTGTGTTAGATCCATCAACATTCGAACCAGTTGTAAGCTTCATGACAAGATATGGTTATGTAGAGTTAACAAACACTGCATCATCTCTTGGTAATGCTGCTGACTACCTAGGCAAAGTTGCTGTTACAACAGCTAACCTAAAATTTGCTTAATTTGTAGTTTCAACAACGCAAATTCAAAAAGGCTCTTCGGAGCCTTTTTGTTTGGCTTAAATACCTGATGCAGATACAAAGTGATCGAGATTTTCCAGAGTTACGCAAACAGTTTAATGTTTGGCGCCGACGATTTCCTATGTTCACTCATGATGTAAGTAGAATAGAAACTATCGTAGAAACGCATATTAAAAATCACAGCATTGCACTGATGATGCATAGACAAACACACGGTAAGAGCTATCTAGCACAGGCGCAACATGAGTTAGATGAAATCAACAGAGTCGTAGGAACTGTGGAAAAAATAGAACTAATGGCTATGCTGACTCGCGGATAAATAAAGTATCTAGAGCGTACTCATAGGGAGTAACTTATGCTGTAACCCACAGCGTAGACCTAGAACGTC